TATGGGAGGCCGCTTAAATGGCTGATACAACTACAACCAATTATGGTCTGACCAAGCCAGAAGTCGGCGCTTCAGAAGATACTTGGGGAACCAAGATAAACACCAACCTGGACACTCTAGACACGACCGTTGACTCTATCCAGGGTAAGTCGGGTGCGGCTACGCTAAAACACACTGACAGCGCTAAATTGACAACCACCTCCACAGGCATAGACGTTACTGGCACAGCTACGATGGATGGGCTTACTGTTGATGGTAACGCGGGTATTGGCGGCTCTACAATTACCGATGTAAACCTGCTAAACATTCAAGGGTCTGGAGCTTCTAAAAATATTGGTGTTGTTTTTAATGACACAAACACTAGCAAGATATTTGCCATACAAAACGGCGGCAGTGCATTAAAGTTTTTTGATTACACAGCCAGCGCAGAACGCATGCGCATATCCTCCAGCGGCTCCGTGGGTATTGGTAACACTGTTGCGTCTAGCATGGACGGAGGTGCTAATAATTTAGTTATTGGTAGCGGCTCTGGCACTGAAGGTATGACCATATACTCAGGCACTACCAACTCAGGAACTATTTACTTTGCTGATGGTACAAGCGGTGACGATAGGTTCAGAGGACAAATAAATTACGCACACAGCGATAACTCATTAAACTTTAGAACGAATGCTTCTTCATCGCCCCAAATGACGCTAGACTCCAGCGGTAATGTGGGCGTGGGGACTACATCGCCTAGTAGTTTTAATTACCTAAGCACTTCCCCCCATTTAGTGATAGGCGGAGGTTCTAGTGATGCGGGTGTCACCTGTTATAGCAGCACTAACGGATATGGTAGGCTTGCTTTTGCAGACGGGACAAACACAACAGAGCAGTACCGTGGATTAATCCAGTTTTACCACGGTGACAACTCTATGCAGTTTTACACAGGCTCTGATGAACGCATGCGCATAGACTCCAGCGGGAATGTGGGTATTGGTACTAGTTCACCTACTTTTACTCTGGAAGTAAACGGAGGAGGTGCGGCTGATAATTTAAAAGTTGAATCCCAGTCTACGTTAACTAATTTTTATCAAATAACCACTGGTGGGACAACTGTATTTCAGAACAATAACGGCAACATGGCTATGTTTACTGGCGGCGCAGAACGTATGCGCATAGACGCCAGCGGTAATGTGGGTATTGGTACTTCCGCAATTGACGGCAGGCTTGAAATAAAGAAAGCCACTGCATCCAATGAGACAATTCTTGGTATAGAAGCGTCAGGCGTCACTACTGGAACTCTAGGCTCTATCACCTATGACCAATCAGATGACAGCATGAGATTGCTTAACAATAGCAATTTTGGAGGCACTACTCTTAGGCTTGGTACTAGAGGTGCTGACAATCTGGTCATAAACTATAGCGGTAACGTGGGTATTGGTACTAGTTCGCCTAGCTACGAATTAGATATTCAATCTTCATCTGGAGATGCTGAAGTAGCAATTACTGGGTCAACAACAAATAATGCAGTGTTGAAGTTTGAAAATATAACAAACAATACTCTTGCTGATATATATGCTGACAATAGTAAGAATTTAATCTTTAGAACAAACGGCACAACAGAACGCATGCGCATAGACTCAAGTGGCAACTTGCTTGTGGGGAAGACTTCTACTTCTACCGCAAGCAGAGGCTTAATAATTGAAGATACTGGAGAAGTGATTTCTACACTTCCTAGCGGAAATACTTTTTTATTACACGATACAAATGCTTATAAGTTTTATGTTAATGCCAATGGTGGCATATATAACTATAGCGGAAACAACGTAAACCTATCAGACGAGCGTGAAAAGAAAAACATTGAACTTTTAGAATCTCAATGGGATTCATTAAAGCAATGGAGCTTAAAGAAGTTTCATTACAACGCTGACGCTGATTCAGATAACAAGAAGTTAGGTGTTATTGCTCAAGAAGTAGAAACTCACAACCCAGAACTTATCGGTGAGTTTAAAGTAGGTGATGACACTACTCGTATGGCTGTTAAAGAACAGCAGATGGTGTGGATGGCTATCAAGGCACTTCAAGAAGCACAGACCCGCATTGAAACACTAGAAGCTCGCGTAACAGAACTTGAAAACAACTAGAGGAATAAAATCATGGCAGTAACTTGGACAATCTCAACACTAGAACGCAACACATCAGATGACGGTGTAGTTGTAGCACATTGGCGAGCATCAGACAGCGAAGTAGTGGGCGAAGACACTCACTCAGGCAGCAGCTACGGCACTTGTAGCTTTACTCCTGACAGCACTGCTGACGGCTACACAGCCTATGCAGACATCACAGAAGCTCAGGTTATTGGCTGGTGCAAGGACAGCATGGGCGAAGAAGCAGTAACAGCTCTGGAAGATTCTATCGCTGCACAGATTGCTGACAGCAAAGCTCCTGCGTTAGCTATTGGAACTCCTTGGTAATGATTGCAGAAATCTCCGCAGTTGTAGGTATCCTCAAGGCTCTTAACGATGGCATTGCTACCGTTAAAGAGTCTGGGGATCACTTGTCTGGTCTGTCGGGATTATTTACTAGCCTCACTGACAGCAAGGTAGCTGTAGAGAGCATTGAAGAGGCTACTAAGGCAGGCGACCATGTACTGACACAGGAAGAGGCTCTGGAGCTTGCATGGGCTAAGAACGCCATACGCGAGCAGGAGAAGGAGCTAAAGAAGATAACGCCTAAGCTAGTCTGGCGTGACATGTTGATGATACAGAACAAGTCTATACTGGATCACAAACACAAGCTGGAGAAGATACGGCTGGCAAAGCTCAAGAAGCAACGCCAGGTAGGTGACGCAGTCAAGAATGTGCTGGTCACAATCGCGGTGCTAACTATATTTGGCGGCAGTTACTACATGATTATTGGAGGATTCTAGTGGAATATTTACTCGATTTATATGTGCTTGTAACGTCACTGGTTACAATAGCCAGCGTAGTGTGCAATTACACCGATACACCGAAAGACGATGAATTTGTTGCAAAAGCCTACAAGGTTTTGGAGCAGTTCGCATTCCTTGGCAATAAAGCCAAACAATAACCTGGAAGGAGCACGACATGGGCGAGAAAAAAACAACTCCCATAGTGATAAACGAAGTAGAGTACATTTTTGAAGACATGACTGAGCAGCAGCAGGTGATGGTAAATCACTGCAATGACCTGGATAGAAAGATCAGGTCTACTCAGTTTAACCTCGATCAGCTTTCAGTAGGCAAAGATGCATTTATCAACATGCTAGTTGCTGACCTGGACAAAGAAGAGCCAGGAGAGTAATTAGACATGCCAACGGTTAAAGAAGCCATCCAGCGTTTAGACGCTCACGAACGTGAATGCCTGGCTCGATACAAAAACATCGAGAAGCAACTGGACGCTGGAACCAAGCGCTTTGATGATATAGATAAGCGCCTGTGGTTTCTTTACCCGCTGGTCATTGCATCACCTTTGCTTGAAAGGCTTATTCAGTGAGTATATTTACGGCGTTAATCGGCCCGGTTGCTGATATTGGCAAGACGTTCCTGGCCAATAAGGCTGCGGAAAAGCAGGCCAAGCATGACGCCAAGATGAATGTTATCCAGAACAGTGCTGACTGGGAGAGCAAGATGGCAGATGCCTCTAGCAGCTCCTGGAAGGATGAGTTTTGGACCATTGTGTTAGCTATCCCCGTGTTTATGGTTGGCTACGCAATAGCAGCCAATGACGTGTCGGTAATTGACCGGGTGGCTGAAGGATTTGAGGCGCTAGACAAGCTGCCTGAGTGGTATCAGTATTTATTATTCATCGCGATCAGTTCCAGTTTTGGTATTCGCGGTGCCGGAAAAATTATGGAGATGCGCGGTAAGTAGCCGCCTCCGTCGCTCTGCAAAGGAAGTATAAATGGCATATGTTAGCGTAGACATTCCAGCAGGTATCTTTAAGCATGGTACTGACCTGGATTCTGTAGGCCGGTGGCGAGATGCCAACCTCATAAGGTGGCAGAATGGCTCTGTGCGGCCTGTTGGCGGTTGGACTACCCGTAAGGCCAGTGCATTCACTTACGCCCCCAGAGGCGCTATTACATGGACTGACAACAGTGCAGACTCCCACATCGCGGCAGGTACTTATGAAAAGCTGTACCACGTTAATAAAGTGGGTACGGTTTCTGACATTACCCCTACTAGCTTTACCACTGGCGACCTTAACGCAGACCAGAATCTTGGCTATGGCGGATCGTTCTATGGCACCTCTTACTACAGCACAGAACGTCCTAGTGACGGCGTGCCAGAAGAGGCCACATCCTGGTCCATGGATACCTGGGGTCAATATTTGATCGCCTGTTCATCAAAGGACGGCAAGATATACGAGTGGCAGTTAAATACCGGCACCCCCGCTGCAGCAATTACAAATGCCCCTGTAGGCAATGGCGCTATTGTTGTTACTGAAGAGCGCTTTATATTTGCTCTAGGTGCAGGCAGTAATCCGCGCCTTGTAAAGTGGTGTGACAGAGAAGACAACACAGATTGGACGCCTACAGCGATTAACCAGGCTGGTGATCTTGAGCTGCAGACCTCTGGCGAGATTATGTGCGGTATCCGAGTAAGGGGCCGTACACTTATCCTAACCTCCCTGGACGCGCACGTTGCCACATACAATGGCCCGCCAACTGTTTATGGTTTCCAGCGAGTTGGTACATCTTGCGGCACCATATCTCGCATGGCTGCAGTTGCGGTGGACGAGGGAGCCTTCTGGATGGGCTCTAAGAGCTTCTTTACCTACAACGGATCATCTGTACAGGAAATGCCCTGCGATGTCTCAGATCACGTTTTTAAGGACATAAACCACGCCCAGAAAAGCAAGGCGTTTGCAGTCAACAACTCTCAGTTTGGTGAGGTGTGGTGGTTCTACCCCAGCGCCGACTCTCTAGAGAACGACCGATACGTTGTGTTCGACTACAAGGAAGGCCACTGGAACATTGGTGAGTTATCTCGCAGCTCTGCAGTTGATGCAGGCGTATTCACTAACCCTATTATGTTTGATACCTCTGGTAACGTGCTAAACCATGAGACCGGGTACTCACACAATGGTAGTGAGACATTCCTAGAGAGTGGACCTATATCGATTGCTCAGGGCGATCAGATCGCCAAAGTAAATGAGATTATCCCGGACGAGCTTAACCAGGGCGAAGTTACCCTGACCTTTAAGACCAGGTTCTACCCTAATGACTCAGAAGTTAGCCACGGGCCGTTCGCTCTTGCTAACCCAACAGGCGCCAGGTTTAGTGGTCGCCAGGTCAGGATGCGTATTAATGGCACCGAGCTTAAAGATTGGCGTGCAGGCAAGATGCGGCTTAATGTAATCCCAGGCGGCAAGCGATGAGCCTGGCTGAGAACCCGCCACCCCCGTTAGGTCCAGAATGGAAGCCCTGGGGAGAGCGACTTGTTAGCTTTCTAGCCAGGACTAAAACCAAGCTGGCCTATTACATAGCGGGTGATACGGCGGCAGAAGATGGCGTCGTATTGTGGGACCGAACTGGTTACCCGGTAATATCCAAGAATGGTGAGTTTAGGCAAATTGTATTAGCTGACGGTTATGGTGAGTTTTCAGCCACCAGCAGCATTACTGCGGCGTCGGCAGACACTGCGTACAATATATCGTTTACGTCGGTAAGCGCTAATGGTGGATTGAGCATTGATCCCAGCGATAATACAAAAATTAGGTTTGCTGAAGCGGGGGTGTATTCTATTGCGGGACACCTGCAGCTTAAATCGTCAAGCGGATCAACGAAGACAGCGTATTATTGGATGGCTGTTAATGGCACAAACCTGGACCACTCAGAAAGGGTTACGGTGCATGCTAACGATCAGTTTATTGTCTTGGCTGTTAGTGATCAAGTTGAGGTAACTGCAGGCTCTTATATGCAGGCAAGGTTTGCGGTTAGTGATACCGATTTATGGCTTGATGGGTCTGCCGCAACATCTTTTGCGCCAGCGTCCAAGCCAATTGACCTTACAATAACCAGAAGCCGTCAATAAATGCTATAATCGGCCAATTATTTAGGGGGATATATGGCAGATTTACAAGAAGAGCTAGATCGTTGCGAGAAGTGGATAAAGGCAGCCTTGGAGTACAGTGGCGGGACGCACGAGTACCAGGACATTGTTGAAGCCATAAAGAACGGATACATGCAGTTTTGGCCAGCAGAACACGGCTGCGCTGTTACAGAGATAATATCGTTTCCCAGGAAGAAAGTGCTGCACATTTTTTTGGCGGGTGGCGAGAAGAATCAGATAGTTGACATGGACGAGTCGGCGGTAGAGTTTGCAAGACAGCAAGGATGCACGGGCATGACTGTTGCTGGCCGTAGAGGCTGGGCAAGGGTCTTATTAAGCAAAGGGTGGACCGAGGCGTTCACGACACTTAGCAAGGATATATGATATGAGCGGTGGCAAGGGCGGTGGTCAATCCACAAAAACAGAAATACCAGTGTGGGCAGAGAACGCAACAAAGCGGAATCTAGCGCGAGCTGAAGAGGTCCAGAAGATTGGCTACATGCCATACTATGGTATAGACGTTGCTGGCTTTAATCCTACTCAGCAGGCCGCAATGGAAAATAACCTAGCCGCTGCATCTGCATTTGGAATGGGTGCACCTGCCGATGCCATGGCTGGCATGCCGCAAGCTCAAGACTTTGCTGGTGGTATGTCTGGATACAGCTCTGGCGATTTGTTTGACCAGGCTGTTGCTGAGTTTGAGAGAAGAGAGCCTGCCTACGCAAAAGAATACAGTGAGCTGTTTGCTGGCGGAAATACGAATAATTTTAATCCCTATCCTTCCTACCCTGGCTCTGACAGAGTTGGCAGCATTCCGGTTGACTATAACCCCTACGCAGGATTAAGAAACACAGCTCCAATGCCTGACACTCGCGGAGGAAACATTGAAGTCGCTGGGCAAGACTTTAGTGGTCGCAACAATAGAATCGACCCCTATGACTACGGATCACAACTGCAGGTATTTCCTGAAGGGCCCCAGTTGAGCGCAGCATTGCCAGCTATGAACGCCCCTTCATTGGCGGCAGCCGCGCCCCAGACAGTAATGCCGCAACTACAGCAACTTAATGTTCCCTCAGCTCCTGGCAATCAGTTAAGCCTGCCTGCAGCGCCAAAGAAAGGCATTGATCAGATGATGTTCGATATGCGGAACGTAGGGAGGATTTCATAATGGCTTCAGGTAACGGTGTACCACAACAAGTAGGCATGGCTGGACAGCAAAGAATGCAGCCTGGCCCTATATCCCCATCTCAGGTTAACTATGGCCCGTCAGTAACGGAACCGCCAGGACAGCGCCCAGTACCGCAAGATGAGAATGTAATGAATGTAGGAGGCCCTGTAAGGCCGCCAAGCGATTTAATTGTCAAAAGGACTCCTACGCCACAGTCTGGACCTAAGCTGGCGCCTCCCGTTATGCCGCAAGTGCTGGATTCTGCCGGACGGCCTGGTGGCGGCGGTAAAGCTGGCGGTCGCGTACAGCAGCAGCAACAGCAAGCTCCGCAAGCTCCAAATATTAATCAGAGTGCCGCGCAGGGTATTCAGGGCGCTATGGCTGGCGCTGCTAGAGAGATGAACTATCAGCCCATGAACGTGCGGTCTCCTGGCTATCGGGCAACTCAGACTGGCGCACAAGGTTACGGCGCGGCACAAGCTGGCGCTAGAGGGTTCCAGGGTGCTGATGTAGGCGCAACAGGCTATGGTGCAGCTCAGGCTGGAGCCACTGGCTTTGGTGCCGCAGATGTTGGCTCTCAGGGCTTCCAAGCTGCTGGGCTAGGCGCTCAGGGCTATGGCGCAGAGCGTGCAGGCGCTACTGGATTCCAGGCTGCTGGACTCGGCGCTCAGGGTTATGACGCTGCTCGCACTGGGGCAACTGGATTCGGCGCAGAAAGATTAGGCGGCGCACCGACAGTAACGTCCAGAGATGTGACGGCTGGCCAATTAGCTGGCACTGACCTAAGTCAGTATTACAACCCTTATGAAAGCCAGGTTGTGCAGTCTACACTGTCTGACCTAGATCGCGCCCGACAGATATCAATGGGCCAAGCTGGAGCTCAAGCAAGCGCAGCAGGTGCTTTTGGTGGCTCTCGACAGGCTTTGATGGAGGCCGAGACTAATCGCGCATTTGCCGAACAGGCCGCACGATCTGCAGGTCAGTTACGTCAGGCTGGATTTACTCAAGCCCAGGGCATGGCGCAACAAGACATTGCTGGCAGAATGCAGGCTAGCCTTGCTAACCAGCAGGCGGGTCTACAGGCTGGCACTACTAGCGCTAACCTGGCACAGCAAGCAGCCCTGGCCAATCAGGCGGCTGGCATGCGTGCAGGTGAGTTTAGTGCATCCGCTGCTAACCAGGCGGCTCTTGCCAACCAGGCTGCGCAGAACCAGGCTCGACAGTTTAGCGCTCAGGCTGGCAACGTCGCTGGAGCGCAAGCATCTGCTCAACAACAGGCTGCAAGTCAATTTGGCGCATCTGCTGCCAATCAGGCTGCTCTTGCTAATCAAGCTGCAGCGAATCAAGCGGCACAGTTTGGCGCAGGGGCTCAGAACCAAGCCGCTGCACAGGCATCTGCACAACAGCAGGCTGCCGCGCAGTTTGGTGCTCAAGCAGCTAATCAGGCCGCAGCACAGAGGTCAGCACAGCAGCAAGCAGCCTCTCAGTTCGGTGCGTCAGCAGCCAACCAGGCAGCCTTAGCTAACCAGGCAGCATTGAATCAGGCAGGACAATTCGGTGCCGCTGCTCAGAACCAGGCTATGGCCCAGGCGTCAGCGCAACAGCAGGCGGCTTCTCAGTTTGGGGCATCTGCCGCGAACCAAGCAGCCCTGGCTAATCAGGCAGCGCTTAACCAGGCATCGCAGTTTGGCGCAGGCGCAGCTAATCAGGCGGCTTTGGCGAACCAGTCAGCACTTAACCAGGCTGGACAGTTTAACGCCTCACAGTCTCTTCAGGCACAGCTTGCTAACCAGGCTGCAGGTCTTACTGGCTCATCGCAGCGTCTTGGCGCGGCAGGTCAACTGGGCTCACTGTCTAACCTTGGTTTCGGCATGGGACAGACGGTTAACCAGAACCTACAGCAGCAGGGTATGCTACAGCAGGCTCTACAACAGCAGCTTATCGACGCAGCTAAGGCTCAGTTCCAGGGCTACCAGCAGGCTCCGTACACATCTATCGGATTACTGTCACAGGCTCTTGGCGCGGCTCCAATACCCCAGAGTCAAACCACGCAGAAAAACCTTGGCGCTATGGACTACATGACTATGGCCGCTCAGATGGCGGCGATGTCCGACGCCCGTCTTAAAACCAATATAAACCAAGTAGGCCATCTTCCAAACGGATTAGGCTTGTATACTTGGGATTGGAATGATGAGGCTGTTGAGAAAGGGTTAAGCAGTAGCATGACATTGGGTGTAATGGCCCAGGAAGTTGAGAGTGTAATGCCTGAGATGGTCGTTACTACCCCGTCTGGATACAAGGCTGTGAAATACGGCGAGCTTTACAAGGGATTATAAAATGTTTGGATACCAAAAAAAGAACGATCAAGAAGAGATGCTGCGCAAGGCTCTTATGAGCTCTAACATGGTAGACCCGTCAATGATGGCGGGTATGACTGCTAACCAGGGCGCGATCAATAACTTTGCTGCCCCGGCGGCTCCATCTGAAAGCATGCTAGGCGTGCAGGCTCAACCCGGCGCAATCGACAACACTGCGGCTGCTATGGAATCTTTAAGCCAGGCTCAGACTCTAGACCCTGCGTTCCTACAAGCACAGCAGAATGCTGAGTCAGATATCGCTAGAGAGCAAATGATTAGCAACCTGGGCGACATGGCATCTTCTATGTCTTACCAGGTTACACCTCCAGGGATGATTCCCTTGCAGCGCGGTGGAGGCATGATGGCGCTTCCTGAGATTCCAAACTTGGCATCATCTTCTCCAATGACTAACCCGGCAACAGGAGAGCAAGTAGATTTTAGCGGCTTGTTAGACTTGTTTAAAAACAAAGGGAGCGGAGCATGACACCAGAACAAATGCAGGCTGAGATGGAGCGCTTGAAGGCAATGGGCACATTTGGCCCACAGCAGCTTCCACAGATGCCACAGATGCCTGGGGCTAATTATCAGCCAGGCGCTGTCAATAACATACAGAGCGCTGTAAATCAGAGCATGATGCCTGCTGCCACAATACCGCAGGCAATGCAGCCAATGCAGCCCCTACAGATGCCACAAGCCCCACAAGCTCCCCAGGAGAAGCCAGGGCTATTGTCTCGTATCGGCAGTGGCGTTCAGGACTTTGTGCAGGACAAGGACCGCATGATGGACCTGGCTGCAGCATTTAACAGTATGCGCTATGCTCCAGATGCAGGCATACAGCAGGCTTATGCTGACCGTCAGAAGATGCGCACAGTATCCTCGCAGGCTAACCAGACTGCCGCTTATTTAAGACAGCAGGGACAGCCTGAGCTTGCCGCTATGGTTGAGGCTAATCCAGCCCTTGCAAAAGATGCTCTTGCTGAGTTTACAAAGAAGAAAATGGGCACCAGCTACGCCTCTAAAAACATCGGATCAATCCAGGTTGCAGAAGAAGACATGACGGTCGGCGATACGCAGCTTAAGGCTGGCGATCAGTACGTTATTACTTACGATCCTAATGCAGAAGACGGATACTCTGTTACTAAACTAGGCACGCGAGGAGTGACTTCTCAGGCAAAAGCGCAATTTGAAAGTGAATCTCAATTTAAACTTGCTGACGTTGAAGCCGCAAGAGAGAGAGGCGAGAAAGTATTTGACCAGTCTCAACAGGTTAATCGATCTATCGATATTATGAAGCAAGCCAGGGATTTAGCTGCGTCCCCAGAAGGCGTTCAAACTGGTTGGATTAAGCGGTTTTTGCCTGCGTTTGACGAAAACACTGCAATGTTTAACTCACTTAGAACCACCCTTGGTATTGATGTAATTAACAGCGCCACGTTTGGTGCGCTAAGCGAGCGAGAGCTAGACCTAGCTTTAAGTAGGGACATCCCTAACAGCTTAAAAGGCCAGAAGCTAATTAACTATTTAGACGAAAAGATAGCTGCGCAAAACAAGCTGTATCGAGAGATGACAAAGATGGGCAGGAAGCTGCAGAGCGGTATTGGTCTTGGGCAATATATGAACGATATGCAGGACGAGATAAATGCTGCAACAGCCATCACTGCTCAGTACCCAGCTGGCGACCCTGGCATGACGTATGCTTTATGGGGTGAAATGTCTAACCAGGACAGAAAAGATTACCTAGAGGCTGCTCAATAATGGCTAGAACCAAAGAAGAGATACTAGCGAAGTACAGGCCGCAAGCGATAGCACAAGGTCCTGTTGAAAGCCAAAAACTTAGAACTGTCGCCCAAGGCTTATCTTTTGGTTTTGCAGATGAGATCGAAGCCGCAGTAAAATCACTTCTTCCTGAGTCGATGGGCGGCAGGGACTATGAGGTCATTAGGGATGAATTAAGGGGCAAGCTGACAGAATATAAGACAGCAAACCCTGGCGAAGCTATCACCCTAGAAGTGGCTGGTGCTTTCATTCCGTCTGTTATGATGTCCATGACTGGCGTTGGAGCTCCAGCCGCAGGGTCTAATTTAGCTCGAATTGCAAAAGTGGCTGCAGGAGAATCTGCATTAACCGCAATAGGCTCATCTGAAGCTGACATGTTTAGCGGGCAGGGAGTGCAAGACGTTGGTCTAGGAACTGCTGTAGGTACTGCTGCTGGAACAACCGCAGAAGTTGCTATGGGCAAGCTGGGACGGCTAGGAAGATCTGTTATTGACTATGCAAGGCGCAAAATGAAAGGCGCCGACACTGCAGTACAGAAAGAGCTTTTGCGTCTAGCTGAGGCGACCGGGTTGACTGTTGATGAGATAGTTCAAGACGTTGCCAGCGGCAGAATTATGGCAGATAACGCCACGCTAACTGCTGCAATTAAAGGCATGGTTACCGAGGGCGGTGAAGTTAAACCAACAATACTAAGCGCAAGCGAGGCCAGAAGAACAGCCACAACCCGGCAAGCCAGTGAGTCTATGTCTGGGGCATTATCTCCAGATGTCTCTGATCCAAATATACTCAGGGCAAGGGCTGCAACTGAAGAAGGGCTGAAAGAAGATAGAAGCGGGGCATACGGTGAAGTGTTTGCGCGGCCAGAAAGCCAAACTGTAACTTTGGAGGTTGCGGATGAGATGCTTAATATATTGCAAACCGTGCCTACAAGCCGCCAGGCATTAAAAGAAATCTACGAAGCAAGGAGCATTGTTCCGTTATTTAGAGAAATGGAAGACGGTTCAATTCAGTTTACGCGAGCGCCAAATTTAGAAGATGCCGAAATACTCCGGCGCAATGTTAAAGAACAGACTGGAGCTAGGTATAAAGCCGGCGAAGGCACTATGGGCGAGGTGCTTGGAGCAAAAGAAAAAACTTTAAGGGGCGCAATTGATCAAACCAGCCCAGATTTAGGTCAAGCCAGGGCTCAATATGCTGGCATGATGTCTCAGAATGAGATGTTTCAGGCTGGCCGCAAGGCTTTAAGCATGAACGCTGATGAGCTTGAAATTTTAGTTGGCAGACTAAATACAGCTGAGCTAGAAGCTTTTAGAGCTGGCGCAATGGCCAACATTAACGATAAGGCTCGTAGGTCAGGAACCACAATTGAAAATCTTGCTAAAGAAGATATGCAGCTTGGCACCGTTTTAAGAATTTTATTGCCAGAAGAGCAAGCAGCGAGAGTGGTGCAAGATGTGACTAGAGCGGCTGAGGCTACCTCAATGGACAAGTTAATACAGCCAAGAGCGCAGTCAATGACGCAGGCGCTGCAAAGAGAAGCCCAGTTGCGCGGTGGCGGCGTTTCGATGGATGATGTTGCCAGGGGTATGGGTGGCGATCCTCTAGCTATGATTAAACTTGCTGTTAACATGGTCCCATCTGGTGAGGGATTGTCTGACCGACAAATGGTCGAAGTTGCCAAAATATTGTATAGTGAGTCGCCAGAGCTGGTAGAGCGAGCATTGAAGGATAATACTGTATTTGGCGAATTGTTGAAAAAAGTAGATAAAGCTGCGGCAACAATTGCTCAAGCAGGCAGGACGGCAGGTGCGCAGCAAGGCGCAAAAGTGCCAAGTGGCCCTAACTCAAATGTGCCAAACTTTTTCCAGGAGTAAGACGTGGAACTAAAACCATTAGAAGCAGATGACGTAGAAAACATTGCCCGCGAGGCCATCCTGGACGCTGTTGACTTTGTTGAGAGTGAAGTGGCTGAGGACCGTATTAAGGCCCAGCGCTACTACAACGGCGAGGTAGATATCGGTGAGGAAGAAGGCCGATCTAGCGTCGTATCTACAAAGGTGCGTGACGCTATACGATCTATTAAGCCCAGCTTGCTGCGTGTATTCCTGTCTACTGATCGCCCGGTTGAGTTTGTCCCTACCGGCCCAGAAGACATCAAGTTTGCCGAGCAGGCCACTAAGTACATACAGTACAAGTTCCAGGAGCTTAATGGTTACGACGTATTGAACGATGTATTCCATGATGCCCTGCTAAAGAAGACAGGCATCGTAAAGGTCTACTGGGATACATACGACGAGAGCGAGACTTACACTTTTAACAACCTGAACGACATGGAGTTTTCGACCATTGTTAACGAGCAGGACGTTGAGGTTATCGAGCACACCACAAAGATAGAGATTGAGCTGGATGAGTTTGGCGCAGAGGTAGAGATGCCACGTCACGACCTCAAGGTCAGCAAGATCAGAGAGATGGGTGACTTGTGTGTTGAGGCTGTACCGCCAGAAGAGTTTTTTATAGATCGTAACGCAAAGAGCATCGAGACCGCTTACGTTGTTGGCCACAGAACTGAGGTCCGAGTAAGTGACCTGGTGGCTATGGGGTATGACTTTGACGTTGTATCTGAGATGTCCGGCCTAGGGCACTCTGACACATTCTCTGAGGTTGAGGACTACGAGCGCCGAGGCTATGAGCAGGACTATCAGTCAGAAAACCCTATGGACCCATCTATGCGTGTTGTAGCTCTGACCGAGCTGTACATGAAGATAGACACTAACGGCACTGGCGTTGCAGAGATGCAGAAAGTCGTACTAGGCGGCAGCGAGTATCAGCTACTAAGTTATGAGCCCTGGGGTGACCAGCCCTTTGCTGCTTTTGAGATAGACCCTGAGCCGCATACGTTCTATGGCAAGTCTATTGCTGACCTGCTGTTTGAGGACCAGGACGCAGCCACCATGATGATCCGTGGCGTGCTGGACAACGTGGCGCTGACTAACCACCCCCGCACCGAGGTTATTGATGGCGCGGTGAACATGGACGACATGCTGAACAATGAGATCGGCGGTATCGTTCGGGTACGTCAGGGAGGGGCAATACAGCCCCTTTCAGTGCCATTTGTAGCCAATCAAACGCTAGCGGCTATCGAATACTATGACACGACTATTGAGCAGAAAGTAGGCATCTCAAAGGCCAGTTTAGGGCTTAATCCAGATGCGCTGCAGGCAACTACTGCAACTGCGGTCCAGGCTACTATGCAGGGAGCTGCAGGTCAGATTGAAGTCATGGCTCGCAACCTGGCAGAAGGCGGTGTTCGGCATATGTTTAAGCTGATGCTGAAGCTGGTGATCGAGAACTGCGATGAAGAAAAGATTATGCGCATTAGTGGCGAGGACTATATCCCCGTCGATCCGCGATCCTGGAACAAGAAGATGGATACCTCTGTCAATGTTGGCCTGGGTACTGGCCGGGAAGATCAGCGTAACGCTGCCCTGACTCAAGCCCTGCAGATGCAGATGCAGATATTCCAGGCATACGGCCCAGGGAATGGCCTTGTGACGATGACACAGATACGCAATACCCTGGCAGACATGCTAGCGCTAAATGGCGTTAGAAACGCTGACAGGTACTTTACGCCGATGAATCCAGAGCAAGAGCAGGCGCTACTAGCACAGCAGCAGCAAGGCCAGGAGCAGCAGCCACAAATGGACCAGGCAACCGCTTACCTCCAGGCAGAGCAGATGAAGGCCGAGGCTAAGTCTCAGACCGACATGGCGAAGCTGCAGATTGATGCGCAAAAGGCTATTGCTGCAGATGACCGAGAACGTGATAAGATGGACCAAGACCTCCTGGTTAACGCTGCGGAGATACTTGGCAAGTACGGTACAGCCGTAGACGTTGCCCAAATCAAGCAAATGCAGAACGTGCCACGATACCCGGCAGAGTCACCTGCACAAGCTGTAACTGGCGGTAGATTTTGAACATAAAAGACAAGGCGGCCAAGATACGGACGCTGAGTAATGACGACACCTATCAGGAAGTCATAAAAGAGATTCGGAATGCACAAGTAAGTGTATTTCTGAACGGCCAGTCTCAATTAGAGGCTATTAACGATGCGCATGATATAATCAGGGCGCTAGACAAGATCGAAGATTACTTCAACACTGTATTTGCAGACGAGGCAATATTCGATAAGAAAGAAAGAGGAACAGCACCGTGGAAACGACTGATACCGAAGTAGTAGAATTTGACGGCTCTATTGAGGGAGCCATTGCTAACATTATCGAACAGGATGAGCCTGCAGAAGAGCAAGAAGAGCTGCTTGAAAGCGAGCCTGAAGGTGAGAGTGAAGATGAGCAACCTGACGATGAATCCGATGAGGATGAGTCAGATGAGGAAACGGAAGATTCCGAGGACGACGAAGATACTGAAGATGCCGCCCAGGAGGGCCAGTCATTCACTGTTAAGGTAGACGGACAGGAAGTGGCTGTAACCCTAGATGAGCTCAAGCAAGGATACAGTGGTCAGAAGTACGTCCAAAGGGGTATGCAAGAAGCTGCAGCGCAGCGTAAGCAGGCCGAAGAGGTTTACAATGCCCTTTTAAACGAGCGCCAGAACATTGCTCAGATGTATCAGCAGATACAAGCTGGTGGAGTTCAGCAAGCGCCACAACCGCCATCGCGTGAATTGTTTGACACCGACCCTATTGGGTACATGGATGCCAAGCTGAAATACGATGACGACGTGGCCGCATATAACGGTCAGATGCAACAGTTTGAGGCTGTGTCACAACAACAGTCCCAGGCGCAGCAGGCCGCTATGCAGGCTTACCTCCAGCAAGAAATGGAAACCCTGAAACAGCAGATTCCAGAGTTTTCGGACGACAAGAAGGCATCCGCAGTACGCGAAAAGATGCTGACTATTGGTTCCGAGGTTTATGGATATCAGCCGGAAGAGATCGGTCAGATCATGGACCACCGCGCAATCAGAGTATTGCATGATGCCATGAAGTACCGTGAAATTATGAATGGGAAGAAAGCTGCTGAGGACAAAGCCAACCCTGCAAACCGCAGATCGCGGACAGTGAAGGCTGGGTCTAAACCTACACCGAGCAGGAAGAAGGCGTTGGAAAAGCGACGAACAAAACTTAAATCCACCGGGAGTATCGATGATGCTCTTGGATTAATCTTAAATACTTGAGGTAATACATCATGGCACAGCCATCAAACACTTTTGACACATACGATAGCGTGGGCATCCGGGAAGACCTGCAGGACGTTATTTATTCAATCAGCCCAGAAGAGACTCCGTTCTACTCAGCTTGTAAGAAAGTAAAAGCTAGCAACACTCTGCACGAGTGGCAGACTGATACTCTCCGTTCAAGCGCTGACAACAAGCACATCGAAGGCGACGACACTACTTCTGAAGCCCGTTCTGCTACTACTCGCCTGGGTAACTACACTCAGATTTTCAAGAACTCAGTATCTATTCCTGACACTGACGAAGGCGTTAAGAAGGCAGGCCGCGCAGCAGAGATGGCGTACCAGACCCTGAAAATCGCTAAAGAGCAGAAGCTCGATATCGAAGCAGCTCTGTTCGCTAACAACGCTCGCGTTGCTGGTAACAGCACTACTGCTCGTGAGCTTGCTGGTGCTCCAGCTTGGTTGGTAACTAACTCTACCAACGAAACTGGCAACTCTGGCGCTGATCCCACCGGCGACGGCACTGACGCTCGTACCGATGACGGCACTCCAGTTGCATTCTCTCAGGCGCGTTTCGACGCTACTATGCAGAGCATCTGGGCAGAGGGCGGCAAGCCTGACTCAGTATACCTGTCTGCTTTCCAGATGAATGTTGCTCTGGGTTTTGCAGGTAACAACAACCAGCGTTCACAGGTCCAGGCCGGTGACGAGAAGGTTGTTAAGTCTCTGGCTGTATACGTTACTCCTTGGGGAACTGTTGAGTTTGTTCCTACTCGTGAGAACCGTAGCCGTGACGTGTTCATCATGCAGAACGACATGTGGGCAGTTGGTATGCTCCGTCCTACTAAGAATACTGCTCTGGCCAAGACTGGCGACTCAAGCCGTCGTCAGGTTCTGACTGAGCTGACTCTTATTTGTAAAAACGAGAAGGCGTCTGGTATCATTGCTGATAACACGACTTCCTAATCGATGTAGTACAGAAGGGGGGCTCCGGCCCCCTTTTTTTGGAGATTTTTATGGCAAAGCCGGCAAAGGGCAAAGCGAAAGTAAAAGTAACCGCATCAGGCAAAAAGGTATCCTATGGCCAGGCAGGTAAGGCCAAGTCAGGCGGCGCCAGGGTAAATCCTGGAACCAGCAAGGGTGATAGTTATTGCGCCAGGTCATTAGGCATCAAAAAGGGTCTGCCCAAATCTAAGCAGAACGACCCCAACACCCCTAATAATTTAAGCCGCAAGAGATGGAAGTGCTCTGGGGCTAAGTCGAGGAAGTAATATGAGTCTTTACGCAAACATTCATAAGAAGCGAGCTCGCATTAAGAAGCAGAAAGCTGCCGGAAAGAAGGTAGAAAAAATGCGCAAGCCTGGCACAAAGGGTGCGCCAACTAAAGCGGCTTTTAAGAAGGCCGCTAAGACAGCAAAGAGGAAATAGATATGCCAATGGTCAACGGTAAGAAGTACGCATACACAAAGTCAGGCATGGCCGCTGCAGCGAGAGCTAAGTCAGCCGCTAAAAAGAAGAAGGCGCCGGCTAAGAAGAGAGGCAAGAAGTAATGTTGCTGAAGGAATCTGTAAAAGCTACCGACTCTGGGATCATCGTACAGAAGACGTATGACAACGATGTCCATATTGAGAAGGCTAGAATGCTGCGTGAGGCAGGTGTAGGACAGACTGGTGAGAGCCGCCTGGTAGGCACTATCCCTATGCACATTGTCGCAGAGTGGATGAAGGAAGCTGGGCTATCCTGGGATGATAACGAGGCCAAAAAGGACGTTATTAAGCGCAAGATGTTGTCTGGCGACTTTGACAAGTTTAGGGTCTGGAAGGGAACATACTGATGCGCTATTTTAAGCTGTCAGACTTTGATTGCCAGGAGACCGGCAACAACGAGATGTCCGAGGAATTTCTTTGGGCTCTTGACTCTCTGCGCCATGCTTGCGGGTTCCCGTTTATCATTACCAGTGGCTACCGCGATCCAGAAGGCCACAGCATTGAAAAAGCGAAGGCCAAGCCAGGCACCCACGCACGCGGAATTGCCGCAGACATTAAGATCAACAATGGCAACGAGGCATACCAGATCATTAAGCACGCCCAGGAGATGGGGTTTAATGGCATAGGGGTCGCCAAGACGTTTATCCATGTAGACATAAGGGACTCAATGCCTGTCATCTGGTCATACTGAGGTTCCACATAGAACATGCCCTGCCTAGTGCGGGGCTTTTTTTTGCCTGTTTGTTACTGAAAGTGTTGACGGAGTAGTCGTAAAGCTTTACAATGGCACCTCAATCAATGCTGTAGGAGGCAATATGGGAATCAACGATCTAAACGATCTGGAACGCGGTGAGTATGACTGCGTTTTAGGTTATCAAGCCCTAGACGGGCAATCAGAGGCTTACTATGCAGGTTATGGTGAGCGGTACGCAAAAGAACAGACTGTAGGAGGTCAACATGAAATCAAGTGAATCAATCAATGAACTAGCCAGCGCACTATGTGCTGCACAATCTCAGATGGGGGGTGCTGTCAAAGACAGCGCTAACCCTTTCTTCAAGTCAAGCTATGCCGATCTAACGTCTGTAATTAAGGCGATCAAGCAGCCCTTTGCTGATAACGGCCTGAGCTACACGCAGTTCCCAGTTAGCAACGAAAACGGTGTTGGCGTATCTACGCGCCTGATGCACATATCAGGTCAGTGGCTAGAGATGGAATACACCCTGCCAACTGTTAAGAAAGACCCCCAGGCTTCAGGGTCAGCTATCACCTACGCAAGACGGTACGCCCTGCAGTCTATCGCGGGAATCCCTACGGCCGACGATGATGCAGAATCTGCAATGCTGCGCGGTGATGACAAGAAAGTTGTGTCTGATGATCAGATCATAGCCATCAAGAAATTACTTGATGAGACTGGTGCCGACAGCGATAAGTTTTGCAAGTGGCTGAAGGTTCGCTCTGTTGATCAGATACTGGCTATGCACTATGACCGCGCTGTTGCCGCGCTAGAGGCTAAGAAGTGATCATCCTGGACCATGAGCAGGGTTCACCAGAGTGGCTTGCTGCAAGACTGGGCAAGCCATCCGCTAGCATGTTTTCCAAGCTAATTACTCAGACTGGGAAGCCTAGCACCTCTGCTGATGGGTACATCAATGAATTGATCGCAGAACGCCTTACAGGGCACTCTGAGCCCTTCCATGTTACTGAGTGGATGCTGCGCGGCAATGAGATTGAGCCAGAGGCTAGGGAGTCCTACGAATTCATTTCTGGCAATGATGTAATCGAGACTGGCTTTATTCTCGACACTAGCTGGGAGTTTGGCTGCTCGCCTGACGGTTTGATCGGAGAAGAGGGCGGCTTAGAAATAAAAGCGCCTGCCCCTAAAACGATGGTCAGCTATCTCAGAGACCCGCAGGTCGGTGTTAAGAAATACTGGCAGCAAATCCAAGGCTGTATGTGGATAACTAAACGTGATTGGTGGGACTTTTTTGCCTACCATCCAGAAATGCCGCACGTTCTAGTGCGTGTAGAACGCGATGATGACTATATCGCAAAACTGTCTGCCGAGGTCGATAAGGCCGTAGCGGAAATTTTAAACCAAGTGGAGAAGTTAAAATGAAAGTAGGATTATCTGTACGAATCGATGTTACCAAGATCGACAAGTCACGACTGTACAAAGGCGCCAAGGGCACGTACCTGGACCTGACTACCTTTGTAGATACCGATCAGCAGGACCAATATGAGAACAATGGATTTATATCTCAATCGGTCACCAAAGAAGAGCGCGACGCTAAGGTTCAGACGCCAATCTTGGGTAATGTGAAGGTGATTTACACTGACGGCCAGGCAGCAGCACCTGCAAAGCAGGCCGATATGAGCATTGAACAGCTCGATGAAGACATCCCGTTCTAGGTAAAAAGCCCCCTTACGGCACAAGTGCTTTCAGGGGGCAAACTACCATAGGAGAATGTAGGACCGGGGGAACAGCCCTACGTCCCAAGGATAACACAGGAATACTGATTATGACTAATGCAGGACAGTGCTTAATAACCGCCCAGGAGCTAAATAACATCAATTCTAGCCGCCTGGCCGCTTTAATGAACGTAAGCCGCCAGAGAGTGTTTCAGTGGCGTAAGCAGGAAAACATGAAGCTGCACACTGTGCAGGGATTGTGCAAGATATTTGACTTGACGCTGGATCAGTTTTGCCAGCTAAAAGGAGAATAAAATAAAACCCCCATTGCGGGGGCTTTACAGTAAGCCGGGGAAAGGCTTATACTTCTTGTGCGAAGAAGAAGAAAGGC